CCAGAAAATACCAGAACAACCGACTACTTAAAACATGGTTAAAAAACTGGCTCCATGTTCAAGACCACCTTAAACAATCCACGTACAACAATTATAGAAACTGTATTGACGGCCAGATTGACGGCACCAAGCTGGGATCAATGCGCATGGCTGCAATCACATGGGCCGATATTAAGCGGTGGGCGCTGAGTAAAAAGATTAGCAGCAAGACCCGTAGAAATTATATGTCGGTATTACGCACAGCCTTAGATGATGCCGTCGAGGATGGCGAGATTGAATTTAACCCCATGATGGGCAAGAAACTAAAGCAAGCCTCTGTTGAGGTTAAAAGCACTCGTGATGATGTTGACCCCTTTTCATGGGAGGAGCGCACAGCAATAAGCAATGCCGCCGATGATCAGTTTAAGTGGTTTGTACAATTTGGATTTTGGACGGGTATGAGGATCAGTGAGTTGATAGCGCTGCGGTGGGACCGTATTGATTGGATACATAACACCGCTAGGGTTGACCAAGTATTGACTCAAGCCAGTAAGAAATACGAACTGCCCAAGACTAAGCACTCTATTCGTGATGTTGAATTACACGGCCCAGCATTGGAAGCGTTGATTAAAATGAAACCTTACTCATTCCTAGAGGACGGGATAATATTCAGAAACCCGTTTGATGGGTTGCCTTGGAATGGCGACTCGCCAGTAAGAAAGCGATGGACGCGCATATTAAGAAAAGCTGGGGTGAGGTATCGTTACCCATACCAAATGAGACACACATACGCATCGACTGCGTTAATGGAAGGTGAGGATATTGGTTTCATTTGTGGGCAATTAGGCCATGAAGATGAGGCGGTGACATTTAAGCATTACAACCGATACATTAAGGCGAACAGAACCAAGCGCGGTAGTAAATTAGAAGCAGCCTGGGCGGCGCATAATTGATCTGACCAATCCTGTCAAAAATCCTGTCAAAGCGACTCTAAACCACTGCCATTATCTGCCAAGATGGGGTGTGGCCATACTCTAAAGCGTTGATATATAAGGGTATTAATGGTCGGGACGGCAGGATTTGAACCTACGGCCACCCTATATAAATCAATGACTTACAGAGTTTTTTGGCAAAATCCTGTCAAAACGACCTTTGATTGCCGTTAAATTGGGGCTAAATGTCGAAAAATTTTATTATTTTTTTCCCATGTACTTTTATAGTGGGTGGTGTTAAGTCTGGCAATAATGATGATTTAAGACCACTCATAAAAAAGACCTCCGCTAATTGTTCGGTTTCAAACCGAGAAATTAACCACCCATAAAAAAGACCACCTTTGATAGTGGCCAAGACCTGTCGCCAGGTAGGGAGTAAGGAATTTGTTACGGCCTACTCTTGATTGAATTTGCAGCATTCACGCCAAAACTGGCACTAACAATCGCAGCCCAAGAAGTTGTGATGGGCAGAAATAGCCCCGCCATCATCTCTGTGGCCTTTGCTGCGCCAATGGTATCGCCTACTGCGAATGCTTGCATAAAGCCTAGTGTCACCATAGCGATCAGATAGAACCCGTAGGCCCAACAAGCAAAGCGGGATAGATCGCGCCTCATCAGCCCGTTTGGGTCTAGCGTTTTTATCATCAGCGCTTTCGCTTCTGCCGACTCCATATCGGTTTCAATAAACTCAGAAGCAATACGCTCAACTGATTTAACAACACCGCCGCTAAATAAACTCGTTAAAATTCCCATAGATCACCCTGTAGTTATATTAAAATGCGGCATATCCCAGCCGTAGTGCCTACCCTTTTTCACCCAAGTCCCGCCCCACTCGCATTTATAGCCAAGGTAATTAGCAGCAGTTAGGACGTAAACGGCAACCAAGGCCAAGTGCTCTTTCTTCCAGCTCGCTTTTCCGTCAACGTAAGCGTACACATCAGCGGCATCACCCCCTTGGTGGTTTGACTTGTTAATGCGTCCATCACATTTAGATTTGCCTGCGGTGAACAGTGCGGCTTGATCGTCAGCGGTGCGCAAGCCACCGTATTCAGGAATACCAAAATCAATGCTGGATAACGCAATAGCCAACTCCATAGTCTCTTTAACGTGCGCGTTAGTGCCAGATAAACGACCTAGAGAAGTTTCGCTGAATCTGAACATGAAGCCCCCTCTAGCTGGTTAATGCCGACCTTGTGCCGCTCGATTTCGCCATGCTGCTTGTCATAAACGATTGCGCTCATAGTGCGCTTTGCACCATAGCCAGAATCCGAATGCCACGCATCTCCAGCAGGGAGTGCTTGATGGTGCTCAAATTGACAGCCTGCTAGCTCTACAGAAATATGGTGATGGAGGTGGCCGAACATAACGTGCTTGTGTTCACACTGGCCCCACTCTCTAGCTAATGATCTAGTGACGTATTCAAAGGCACGTTGTGGCTTCATGCGATCCCCATGATGGGTGACAATTAAGTTATTACCATAGGTAATATGCTGAAACTTATGCGCGTTATCCATCACTTCCACGCGAGGCTCAAGTTCAAAGAATGCTTGTAACAACACGTTTATACAGCGAGAGCTTGAACTATTATGGTTGCCCCTAACCTGCATTAAGATAACCTTGTTATGGGTCTCTAGCATTAGGTCGATACAGCGCCTGTATACGCGCACCTGAGCGGCTACGGAATCCCCGTAGTCCCCGTCCATATCCATGTGGGTCTGGCCTGAACTGGTCGTATTGTGAAGTGAGTCTGAGTGTCCAAAATCACCTAAGTCAATCATTAGTGCAGTATCAGAACCGCCAGTGGCTTTGACCAGCTTTTCAACTGCGCCAACTGTTACACGCTCTGCAATTTCAAGATCCCAATCCGAATCCCCGTTTCGTTCCTTTGTGACCTTCATGCCTATGTGTGCATCACCGATTACAAACGCTGTGAGGTGCTTGGGAAGGGTTTTTATAGGCTTATAAGGTAGCGGTTTATACTTTGGTAAATCTTCTATTAATGCGTCAGCAAAGGCCTGTAATGCGGCTTCTTGAGACTCTTTCTTGAGGTCAGTCTTAACCCATTGGCGTATCGGTCTGCCATCGGCGTCATAATAGGTGCTAGTCCCTTTCACTAAATGGGTGTCGGGCGCAATATGAATCATGTCATGGGATGGCGACCAACCCTGCTGTGATGCTTTTTTCCTAACTCGTTTCAGCATTCGCTCCAAACCGCGAGAGTCGATACCTAGTGCTTTTGCCGCTTTGCGTTGACTTCCGTTCTTTATCACCGCGTCAATGATCTCGGCTTGGCGGGGTGTAGCAAACTGTTTTAATTCGTGCAAATCCATGTTGCGCTTCCTTTAATATGTACCTTGCCACACTCTCAACTTGTCAAACTCGCCCGAAAGCATCTTGCGCTTAATTACATCTCCCCTGGCTGGATCATCCCACCCAATCCCAGCCTCTTTTAACCACTCGCTGATTAGCGCCGCGTCAATCACGCCGACTAATTTGGAATCGCCAAATGACGCATTACCGTTTCGTCGTAACTCTTCTGCTCGATCTAACATCGGCGTCCAATCCTGTTGCTTCACATGAATTAGTTTATCGCCGTCGTGGTGCCATGATTCTGAAACCTTAGCCATTGTATTTTCTCCATAAAAAAAGGGATGCCGAAGCACCCCCTTTAGTGCTGCACTTAACTAAAATCTAGCTAGTTGTACAGTCAGCTACCAGGCCAAGCGCCTTTTCGTTACGAACCACAAGAGTACATTCGCCAACTACCTGACGTTTTTCGTTGTCGCCCGACTTAGCGAGAGCTTGGTTTTTCATTGGACGTAAAGCAGCAAGGGCTAGCTTGTCTTTCTCAATGATCCAAACATCGCGGCTACGGTTCTGGCGTGATGGTACAAACTCAACAGATCCCCAAGGGGTCATGTAAACATTTAACAAGTTTTCAACCTTGCCAGATGCGCCTGTACTACGCTGGTTGTTGTTACCCGTAAAGCCAAGCGCTTTGTTCATCTGAAATGCAGACAAATAAACAGTGTCAGGCTTGCCACCCTCGGCCCAAATGCTCTGCATAGCTAAGTCAAAATCAGCTTGAGAGAACACTGTAGGTGTGCCGGAGTCTGTACGAGCAGTAGCGCCTGGAACTGAACCAGAAGGGTTCGCACCACCAGATCCAATGTTGGTTACGTTGGTCTTAACAAACGAACCTAAACCGCCCATCTTACGGGCTGTGGTGGAGTTACCTGCTACACGAGCCACGTTAGCGAAAATCGACATTTCCATATCTAATTTCTGCTCAGATCCTACCTTAACAATCTGGTAAGACATTTCTTTGCCGCGACCTGCACTATCAACAGCTTCATCAGTGCCGGAAGTTACAACAGCGTTCTTAAAGATCTGCGTGTAGTTACCTAGACGCTGAGTGCTAGCGCGTGCTTCGGCAACAGTATCGTCACCCTCAATGTGCGCGTTTGTCGCTACGGCGGCGCGAAGTGCGTCCGTCTGCCACTCATGCAAGGTGTTGGTCGCTTTAACCTTAGCGATTGAACTAAGTAATGGGGTTTCTTCGGGAGATACGTTATAAATGACGTTACTCAAGTCTTCACGAATACCGACCGAATCGTATGTATCAAAAGTATTAGTTGGCTGTGCCATGATATTTCATCCTAGATAATTTAAGTTTTAACTACTAAACAATAATGCGGCTGCGTCTGCTGCGCTGCCCGATTTCTTCAACTGTGACATAAGCTTGCTGCGCTTTTTGCTCTCGGAATCAGGTTGCTTTTTAGTGCCAGCTTTAATCAATGGTCTAGCCTTTTTGAGCTTGGCTTCCACCGTACTCTTTCCAGCGATCATCTGATCGTACATCATGGCTTTATGCAGAACTTTCATGGCTCGGTGATCTACAATGCTCGACATTTCATCGGCGCTGTAACCTTCACTAAGACCCTGCTTAACTAAGCGTTCTTTCATTTGGGGCGCTTTATCAGTGTCGCCAAATTCAGGAATAGCCCTAGTTAATTCGTTCATTTGCTCTTGCAAGTGGGCTTTTTGAGCCTGTCCTTGCGCCTGCTGCATTGCCTGTTGTTGCTGTGCAAATTGCTGTTGCTGAGATTGAAACGCGGCCATATCTTCACGGTAGTTAGCGTCTGCCTCGATATACCCTAGAGGGTCATCAGATAAAAGCTCTTTCGTGGGTGGAATAGGCTGTGTCATCACTCCCTGCTGCTGAACCTGTTGCATAAGCTGGTCAAGTTGCTGACGCTGTTGGTTGAGGCCGTTATATGCCTCTTCCGCTTGCTTCCGCGACTCGGCGGCTTGCTTCATGCCCTTCTGAATATATTGCTGCCCAGAATAGTCTCGCTTTAGATCGTCTAGAGTTACTTCTACTTGCTCTCCATCAACTTTGATTGAGAATGTATTAGGCTCAACTTGATCGGCTGTTTCTTCTTTCGATGCTAAATATTCGTCTTCACCTTCGTCTTCGTCTTCGGCATCTGTGTCATCCACATCGTCCTCAGATTCATCAACGTCGGCCTCTTCTACAGCCTCCGTTTCTTCCACCTCTTCCACTTCGGTGTCGGTAGTTTCTACGTCAACTGTCTCTGACTCCACTGGAGCCATCAACGCCTCAACTGCGCTCTCAACGCTTGGGTTAGTCGTTTCCACGGTGCTATCCTTTACTTGTTGCGTTTGTCTCGCAAATCCTGATTCGTAATTGCACGTTTCAGAATATGCTCGAACTCGTTTAATGCCCTCGTCATTGCGTGAGCATCTTCCCTAGCCTGGGAATCATCCCGACCAGACTGTAAGAACTTTTTTACCTGTTCTGCTCGTATACTAACAAAAACAGCCATAAATGTATCGTCGGCTAACAATTTTAAAGCCTGAGATTTCAAAATCATTGGATATTACCCATTCTAGGTGCGGCCTGCATGGCTCGGACTCGCTCAACATCCACAGCGCTGCCGTACTGGCCTAGAATTTTAGCGGCCTCAATCAACAAATCCTGATTCATTTGGTCGCGGCTTAGGTCATCGCCAGCTTGTAGTTCACGGTATTTAAGTTGCAACTCAGCCAGTTCTTTGCCTTGTGCAGATTGCATTTCAGCACCCTTAACTTGCAGACTAGCCTGGGCTTTAATCTGGTCAGCCTGCATCTTGCCTTGCAGACGCATTTGATCGCCCTGCAACTTCGCCTGCGCCTTAATCTGCTCCGCTTGAATAAGCGCTTGAGCCATTGGATCGCCCTGCTCTCCCTGTGCTGCTGACTGCTCTGCCATCTGGGCCATTAGCTGCTGCTCAGTTTCGGGGTTCATAGGTGCATAATAGCGATCAGCATTCTTAAATCCACTGAGGGCCAGCGTATCGGCTAGGGTGTTGCGCATCTGCGTCATCGTCACTAGGCCGTTATTGGGCCCGTAAGACTGCCATATCTGTTGCTGAGTTTGGAATGTCTGCATGAGTGCTGCGGCTTTAACGTCCTCTTGACCAGTGCCTAAGCCGACATTAATTTCCATATCCATACCAATATCCCATACGCTCGGATCAACGGGTACAAACTGCCCATTCAGGCGCATCATTTGTTCATCTGGTGAGTTTTTAACAGCAACGTGCAGCATTAGCTGGAATAAGCGCCTCATGCCCTCAGCGAGATTTCTAGCCATCACTTCAAGTTGTCCCGCACTCGCTTGTGCGGTTAACGCTGCGGCTGTCGCGGTAGTGTTCTGCAAAGCGTCGGCGTTAAGGCCCATAGACATCTTGCTAATACCCGTCTTCTCTTCTACAAGCATATCTAGATACTGTAAAGCAGGTAGTGTTGAGCCAGCTACAAATGGGACTGTGAGTGGGTTAACAGAACCGATCTGCTCTGATCGAATGATTGCGCCAATTTCGTTGTTTAGCACATCATCCATTTCCACCATATCTTCATTGACTTCAAGGCGGGGCGTGTTAACCAGGGCTACGTTGTCCAATATACCGCGCAGTACGCTAGTAGTCGTGTCTTGATCGTTCATCACTAACTCAGCGAGTGAGCGACCATAGAATGCGTGTGGCTCTGGGTCTACATGAAAATCAGCAAACGGGACTTTATCCCATGGCTCCATCTCTAATACTTCGTACCCAGTGCCGCCGCACAGGAATTTATGCAGTGTGGGTACACCATCACCTTCAACGTCAATACGCATATACGCTTCTGTGACGATAATGGCGCGCATTGAGGGATCGTTAGCCGAAGTGGTGTCAATTGACTCACCAAAACGCAAAATCTTTTCTTCATCGCCGCTTGCAGTTCCATCATCCTGCCCAGATAATTTATCTACTACATCCTGGTCATAACCCATCGCCACTAAGTCACCTGCACGTTTCTCGGTGCGATGGCAGACAATGTACGCATCATCAATTGATTTAGCCGAGCCATCAATAAAGAACTCTTCGGGCGGGATGCTCTCAATGACCATTTCCCCCTCTTCATACTTATGCGACACAACCATACTGTGCGAATTGCGCGCAACCTCCATACCAGACTCGTCAATCTCAATTTCAGTCTCTTGGGAGTGTTCAACAACTTCAACGCCCTCTTTAGATGCTAAAATCTGAACTTCTGCGTCGGTTAGATTCTCGTAAGTGTGCGACTTAGCAATAGTTTCAGTGTTCCACCAAACCTTAGCTAGACCAACTTTCTTAATTAGAGCGTCATGGATGGCGCTGTTAAGCACGTTGTAACCACCAACCTTGTTAAACACCCAATGTGTATAGGCCGTAGCTTGTTCAGCGCTGGCTACATCCTCTGGGCCTTTAGGAGTGAACTCCACAAACTTATCATTCGATAGAAATATGCGCATGAGGCTAGGCTTTGCACCCCGCACAACGTCACGCACTTTCGTAGACACAACTTTAGATCGACCATCCTCATGCTCTAAATCTACAGCCCCGTCAAAGTACCGTTGAGCGCGTTCACGCTGGCGGCTTATGTCACTATCCACGTAATCAATCGCGTCTTGAATCGCTTGCTTGATTGCGCCCTGAATATCGTCTTTTGACATTTTATCTGACATTACATTTCACCCAGTAAACCTTGCGTTTGTTGTTGTCCTGCCACGCCTCCAGAGTACGCAGCAGCGCCCGTAGCTCCAGCAGTAATCATGCGCGACAAATTCTGTACTTTCTCTTGTAGTTGGGCCATCTTCCCGCTATCTTTCAGCGCTGATCTAACAAAATCAGGGTCATCACTTAAAAGAACCTCAGTGATTTGTCTGCGCTGGCTGTCGGTTAAGTTAGGTGCAAGGCTTTTAATGGCTTTCATGCCAATACCTATGCCTGACGATAAGTTACCAGCACTCGCGCTAAGGATCTCGTCCACACCTATTGATAAACCCTGTTGCTTTCCAGCATCCCTAGCTAACTGAGTGGTAGACCCCTCAACTATCTTTTCGTATGATAATTGGGTCTTTCCTGATAACGCCAGTTTAGCAAGAACCTTCTTCTGCTGATCTTGCGGGAATACGTTAGTAAATACGCGACCTTCTCTTGACTCAGGGTTTGCCATCTTGCCAAGGAATCGCTTAGATCCACCAATGGCCATCTTGTTATTAATGCTAGACATAATACCTTCACGAAAAGCGCTGATCTTAGCCGCATCACCTGAGCCCATTATACCTTCTGCAAGAACTTCAAATGCCTCAACATCACCAGTAAAGGCTTTCTTTCCAGCATCAAACGCATCTCTAGCCTGTGACATCCTAGCCCATCCAGCGCGAGCATCACTTAGTGCTGGACTGAAACTATCAATATTTGATCTTAAATTCATCTCAAGTGTTTTAAGCTCACTCCCTACAGTTCCGCGCCCTTCTCTATAAGCGTTTCCTGCTGACTCAGAAGCCACACGCCTAATCATCTCTACATCCTCTAATGTAGGTATGCGTGATAGCTCAATAGAGCCATTATCAGCCGTCTTGAATAATGGAACTAGATTGCGTATCCCATAAAGGCTGTTCATTTCAGAGAGTGCATTAGGTATGCGCTTAACCGCTTCTAGCGCCTGACGCGATAGCTCTGGAGTTACCTCACCAGCGTCAGCGAATATATCTCTGTATGCCCCACCTTCTGCTGCTTTCCACTCGTCCTGACTCATA